TCTGCGGAACCGATTGTGGCGTAGCTTGGACGCTCGGTTGTCCGTAATTCGCCGGGGTATACTGAGTCGGATTGACCTGTTGCGATTGTTGACCCTGGAACGGGGATGGCACCGGGCTCCCCAGCAGATTGACCACTTTGTTGAATGCCGTCTCCCAGGGGTTGCTCTGGGGCGCCACCGGTTGGGATTGGGGGGCGTACTGAGTAGGGTTTGATTGGTAACTGGTAGTTCCCTGTGGTGCTACTTGAGGCACCGCTTGAGGGTAACTGGTTCCCACTTGATACTGAACCGGAGCTTGGGCCACCTGCTGTTGAGGAGCTGGTGCGACGTAGCTGCTCGGAGCGACCGCCGGTGCTTGGCTCATCTGTGGGGTCGATTGGACGGTAGCGTCCTGCATAACTCATCTCCTTTTGTAATGCTTCTAAAGTGCGATACAGATATGGAGTTAAATCCAATTTGGGATCCGCTGCCATCGGTAAATCCGGTGCCTGCGGGTGGGGAGTCTGCATCATGCCCCCCACTAAACGAGCAAAGTGAGAGTATGCACCCTGCAACTCGTTTACCATTCTGAACGGGAACCCAGATAGCATCTCGGCCCGCTCCTCATCTGTTTTTGATGGGAAGAGGTACTTCAGTGCTTCTATACTATCAACACCTAATTCTTGTAAATTTCTTACAACAATAGAGTTGTTCAGAATGTCCTGCGTAGAATCTTCATACACAGGTCCCAGCCAGCGCCATTGTACCGTAATATCGCCATCTGGGATTAATCCCTTGACGCCGGGAGGTATCATTTGTGCCTCCACACAAGCCATCATTACTTTTTTAAGTTGCGTTTTATACATTTTTTCAGCTTCTTCATAAGCAGCTTGTTCTTCTGGTCCAAGCTCTCCCTCTGGTGGAATTGGTTTTTCAATTTGCGCAGCAACAGCAAGTGTGTCTCTGAACAGCTGCTCTTCTTGATAGATAATTAACTCAAAACAACGCGAAAGACCATGTTCATAGATTGCATTTGCTTTTTTCTTAGATGTTGCCGAAACTCGTCCAAATAATGATTTATATTCCGTAGCAGTAACACCAGCACTGATAGATAACTCGTCAACACCACCTAATGCAGTGCGAATTTCTTCTCGGTACTGCCGTACAAACGCATTCTGGTCACCACTAATGGCATCTGGGACGATATACCCAACTCGATCGTTCGGTTCCAGGTTTGCAATGACTCTTGGCACCCGAATCTGCCCATCAACACCGCGAGATACTGGATCTTGCTTAAATGTTGACCGGCTAAGCCCCATGGGACTGGTAAATCCAGAGTTTGCAGCAATAGATGGGCGCTGTACACCGGTATCGCCACCGATATCAATAAGATCAGTCTTGGGACGGGAAGAAAGAAGGGTAGGATTACCAAAAAATTGCAGATTCTTCCGCATGTTGCGGACTAATTCGTCATGAATAACAATGTGATTGGCAACTGAGTCAAAATCACCGCTGCCTTCCATTGAAAATCCCTTGGGATTATTAAAAATTTCCACACAAGGGATAAATTTTAACGTGTTTTTAAATGTTTTAGTCTTGCCAGGGATCGTGTAGTTGACATTATCAAAAGACATTTCTCCTTCCGAGTGCGTTTCCTCAATTACATCTTTTTTGATGGACAATCGGATGTATCGCTTTGCCCCCTGGGACTCAGTATTGCCGTATCCAGTCAAATCTGCGGAATTAATTTCCTGATTAAACCCATTGCCACGTTTGACTTTATAGCTATAGATGATTACGACTTCCTCTAATTCTCCATCGGTATTGTAATAGGAGCGATATTCATGAGAACGAAAGTAATAAAGACGGTAGTTCGCATCCGTTGGACGGATGTAAAACATTCCTTTACCGTCACAAAGAAAGTAATCCCAGATGGAATCAAGTCGAGTATCTAATTTGTTATATTTAGCAACTTTATCAATAAAATCTTTGCGTTGGTTACCAAAGTTGTCTTGAGCGGGAAAAAATTCAACACCCTGACGGATGCCAAACAATTTCATCTGAGCGATATGAGACGCAACAATGCCTGTGTCAACGCCAGCGCTACCATCACGCTCGATGTAAGCGTCAATAATTTCTTTAAGACGGGCTTTGACGTTGCTGGACATTAACTATTTTTCTTTTTTTCTTTGTACATCTTAGCAGACCTGGCAGCTTTACCAGCTTTTTTAGCTTTTTCTGTATTAGAAACAAACTGTTTTCCTTTCCTGCTACCCTCTCGTTTCTTGCGATCCGTTTCCTCCCTCTCATCTTTAGACAATGAGGCCCAGGCCTTCTCTGGGAGATAGCGTTTAGTATACCCTTTTTGAATTGCTTTATCTGTCATGATTAACCCATCGTCCCCATTGTTGCTTGCATGATTATGTATTTAATTTCATCTGTATAGTTACTATTTTTAAGATCAGACATTTTAAAGGGATACTGAAACTCAAGTGCAGCTGCCCTTAATTGAGGATTTGTTGCTTGATTGGCATACGCTTGCATTAGACGCTGATCCGGAAAAACGTCTGGCGTATAACCAGTTTGCTCGCTTAAATATTTACCCGCTAACTCCATTATTCACATTCTCAATAAATGACGTTTATTTAGAATCTTTATATTTCTTGGCGGCAGACTTAGCTTTCTTTCGTTTCTCATATTCATCTTTTGTCATCCACTTTTCTTTGCCCCATTTCTCAAGTGACTTCTGTTTTTCCCCTTTGCCACCTTTATATCCACCACCCGCTTCTTTGTACTCAGAAGCAAGAAGCTGGGCTTTGCGTGCACTCCATTGACCTTTCTTCCCGCCACGACTTCCTGCCATGATACGGTCTTTAATCCGCTCACGTAGTTCAGGTTTCGTGTACTTGCTGTCGTTTTGGGGCATCAGTACACACTCTTAACGTAACCAGGGGGCAGCTGAGCCATGCCACCTAGATTTCCAGCTGCTCCAGGGAGAGCAACTCTCTGGAACTGAATAGGAATAGCTCCTTCCCGCCCTGGTTCGGTTTGTGGATAAATTCTTACAGGATCATATTGCCTAGGGTCAACACCAGGCTGGTATTGCTGTTGAAGATTTCTGTATTGATTACCGCCACCAAAGGGAAGATCAACGCCAGCAATCATACTCCCGTACAAATTATTACCTGGTGCACCAGGCATGGCAGTATTTCCGTAAAGTCTCATACAAATATCCTCGTATCTAATAATTCTATCTTTGATTAATCATCAACCGTAGCTGCATCATTTAAGCGTTTAATAATAATTCCTTCATCTTTAATACGCCAATCAAGTATATCGCCCTCTAACCAGCCAAGCGTATCGATTAAATCATCAGGAAATTCGATGAATAAGTCACCGTTATCTGCTTCTTGAATTTCGATGATGTAGTCAGTCATCGTAACAATTTTTCAATCATCCTATCAAGTTTAGTATTAATTTCCTTAAAATGATCATGCATCTGTTGAATTTCTCTAAGAAAGTCAACTTTCAACACGTATTCAATTGGCATACGTTTGACCTGCTCTTCGACTTCGTGGAGTCTCATTTCTGAATCTCGTAAGCGCTCATGAGCTTGTTTGACACGTTCGTGAGAGCGGGCCAATACTTTTGAAGCAACCCAGCCGCCGCCAGTAACGGAGCTGATTACGCAGGTCAAAACCAAAGCAATGTACTCTGGTCCCACGGCAAATAAATCTTTTGTTACCTTTATTTTAAATCTTAGTAATCCACCTGAAGCTTGCCGCGTTTCATAAGACCATTTATTAACCAAACGAGAGCGTCAACGCAGTCGTCATGGGAACTTACGCCAAAATTTGTCATCTCTTCAAATAAAACAGTAAAGTTTCTGTAACGATTAAAAATAACCTTTCGATCCTCGAAAAGTCCCATCACTCCACGGAACCTGGCAAGTTTATCTGCACGGAATCCTTTGATCGCATGCCATACCAGGTTATATAAATTTTCATTATTTAAACAGATTCTCTTGAAATCAGCTTCAAGTGAAGCCTGGTACGCAACAGCTTCTGAGTAGATGTCGCAGGTAGAGAAGGTCGGGAAGTAGTTGTCATTCGCATCTTTACCAATAACGGACCAGTCGTATAGCAGTTCTTTTAAGGCATCAAGTTTCTCAAGATTGCCCATTGCTCGCATACGTCTGTAATCAATGATGTGGATCTTATCGCCAATCCTTCCGCCAAGAACAAATACTGTGTAATCGTTTTTCTCTTTTGTACCAGCGGATAGATCCACTCCAACGCCAAGGGTATCGAATTCAGTTGCGATCTCAGCCTTAACAAGCAGCTCTGGTGCCAGAGATAGCTCATTCTGCCTGACGATTTGATTCATGTACTGGAAAGAGAAAGCAATAGGTGCTTGCCGTTTCTTTTCTTTCAAGTATTCCAGGGACCACATCTCAGGCCAGTAAGAT